GGCCCGCCCCCCCGCGCGCGCCCCCCTTTTCTCTTACCTCTCCCCTGAAACCTGCTACCTGACACCTGTACCCTGCCTCCACCATATATCACCCCATTTTCCTAAATTCAAATTGTAAAAATCACTAAGGCGGCGATGGGCTTCGTCGCCTTTCAGTGAGCATACGCCCGCACCCTCACCCGCTCCACCTATTCAATATCAAGCACTTAACAATTTTACAATGATAAAAAAGCCTGTCCTTTCCCAATAAATCCCTACCTATTACCTTTGCCCAATAAATCCCCAACCCTTATGAACAAAGTTTTTTTAAAGGACGTACTGGTTGAAATGAGAAAACTCGATGAGCGCAAGAAGCCTATACCTTTCACCATAACCGTACGCACCTACAACAAGCAAAACAGCTTTGGTGGCAAACTCTGTACTTACACCGGG